CTCGACACCAGGGACGGTTGATGCTTCGAACTTTAGTCTCCACTAACTTCGTAGATTCGCGCAAGTTGGTGCCCTGACACGGGTCTCCGGATTGATCTCCGAAGGGTTATCGTACCTTGGTCACAAACGAGTTTGAACCTCCAGGTTCAGTTCATTAGCAAGCTAATGCTGAACGCACCCTTATAATATTTAATAATTATAATATGAACAAATTACGAATCGGGGGCTCATCTATAGTAAGATATCTTCGCAACATGGCCCAAGATAAAGTATTGGCTAAATTAGCCTATACAGAATACATGGACTTCGCGGAAAATACTTTACTTAAAAATTATGGTCTTGCTCAAACTGTTAAGATCTTAAAAGAAATTAACAATAGAGCTAGACATTTCGTAGCTGGCTATCCACGAGGTGAGGTAGAAACAGGAGGTATATGGTTCAAAAGACGTAGGAATTCAAAACTCCCACGCCGACTAGCAAATCTCGAAAGATTTTTGTTAGCCGAGCCAAATACCGCTCTACTAATACCTAACCTCGTTTTCACTATCCAATTAAAGCCCAATAACGATATATCAACTTTAGAAGAGGAATCGAAAGAAACCTTAACTAAGGAAGATTATCGTGATTTTGAGCGATTCCTGGAAGTGGGATGTCCTAAACTTAAGCCTGCAGAAACGACACATCTGTTCACCTGTAAAGGTGGACCGAATGGTCCTTCTGCTATCAGTCATGCACAAGATCTTGTTGCTTTAGAGCAAACTACGTTTCCAACACCATTTCTCGACCTAATTAGGTTGATACATGGTAAGGATTCATGGCTCGAAAAGATATTTCTACCTTTTCGACAAGATGTTCTGACAACTGATAAAAAGATTAAGTTTAGACCAGATCAGAAACAGCCTTTGAACGCGAAACTTGAGTTCATATCAGCACCCGCCGGCAAAACGCGTATTATATACGTCGCCAACTGGTGGATCCAAGCTTTGCTATTACCATTACACGAGGCATTAATGTCTCATTTTTATGTAATGGGTAATGACGCAACTTGGGATCAGGACTCCGGTGTTCAGCAAATCATCGACTGGAGCAACGAGAAAAAGGAGCTTTTTAGCTTCGATTTAACGGCTGCAACAGATAGATGGCCTGCTAAGCACCAAAAGTTAGTTATCAAACATTGTTTCGGGACTGCTATAGCTGATGCGTGGTATTACCTAGTAACTAGGATACCACCCTACGATAGGACTAGAGATAGGCATGTATTCTATAGTGTCGGGCAACCTATGGGCGTTTTCACGTCCTGGGCTGCACTTAACATGTCTCATCATATGGTACTAAGGTATTTGTGTAGGAAGCTTTCGCTTCCTAGACTATACATAGTACTAGGTGATGATATTGTTATTGCTAACAAAAAGTTAGCCGACGCTTATGTTGAATACATGACGAAACTCGGCGTCAAGATAAATACTTCAAAGTCAATTATACACGAAAGGGGGAAACCCCATAGTGCAGAATTTGCTAGAAATATTGTTCGTGACGGTCAGATCGTAGGTTCCATCAGCCCTAACATTCTGGTGGAGCTCTTCAAAAATAACAATTTTGCTATCTCTTTAGAGCTTATACGAGAAGTTAGTAGGAAACAAAAGGTAAGCATTTATGTTTATCCTGATGTCGCCCTATTTCCTAGATGTTTAGCCAAATTATTAGGCCGAAAGGCCATTAAATTGGTTCTGACAACTCTAACTTGTCCAATAGGTTTCATAGAACGACCTGTCATCGATCTTACGTATGCAAATGCATACCCAGAAGGTGATTTCGTCGAAATAAGAAACCCTTGGTCACAATTAGATAAACCAGAATACATCGAAGCTCGTATCAAGCAAAAGTGGCGAAGTCAACAGATGGAGCGAGTTAACTCGCTTATCCGCTTGATGAGCGCACT